TGTATTTAATATCGCTGAACACTGCGCTGAATATAGAAACTGTTCGTGTTGAAATCAATGTCAGACCACCGCAAAGCACAGACTTCTCCGAGACGAATTCCGGTATGCATCACAATCAGCAGAGCCGAAGAAATCACTTTCGTTTCATGAACAAGGTAATCATCAAGCTGATGAAACTGCTCATCAGTCAGAACTGTGCATTCTTTCTTATATTGTTTCGGATAATCCGGACGGATTACAGGCATTTTGATGATGCCTTCCATTTCAGCACAGCGGAAGATGCTTTTCAGAAGTCCTACGCAATATTTGATAGCCTTTACTGCCATTCCGTTCCGGAGCATGGTATTTACAAAGCCCTGTACAGTCTTTCCATTCACAGCATTCAGCCGCATATCTCCGAAATAAGGCAGAATTTTACTTTTCAGACAGCGCACATATCTCTGATAGCTGCTGTTCCGCACAGTGTTCCGCCTATATTCCAGAAATGTTTCCGCATAGTGCTGTACTGTTGGTGTGTCTGGAAGTTCCGGAACAGCAAGCGGCAGACCGTCAGCCGGAAGTATAACTGTATCGCTCGGCTGAATTCCTGATTTCATAAGCTCCAAATCCATCATATTCAGTCGGATTGTGATTTCTTTGAATTCCGAGTAAATCATGGCAGTACACCCTTAAATTTCCAATTTCTTCCATAATGTTGGTGGAATAAGTCATTCTACCAACATTTTTTATTTTGCTGCGTTTCCGCAGCGAATCCGTGTATCATGCATAGAGAGATTCCTCAACAAATGCCTTGATAGCCGCCTCATCCGACAAGCTGACAGCTTCTACTGCATCTTCCGGAGTTTTGCCGAGTTCTGTAAGCTTTTTAAGAAACGCAGTTACAAAAGCGCAGTGCATCTCCGTGAGAAGTCTGGCATCTATATCAGGATTGCTGACAGCAATATCGACAGTTTCTCCGCTGTGTGTAATGATAATTTTCAGTTCTTCCATGTATTTTAGTTTTCCTCCATGCTGCGGATATGTGCATTGGCAAGCATGTTTCCGGTCTGATGTTCTCCGTTCAGATAGTTAATCAGCATCTTTGTGATATATCCTTTCCGGTTGGAGCGAATAGGATAGCGGACAATCTGTTTCTGAAAATGCATGTAAAATCCTTCCATGAAGTGGAGAAGGCTCTCATCTTCACCGTATATATCGCAGTTGATGTAATTCAGTTTTGACATCAGTCTGTCAGGGTTCAGAACCGTTGTTGTATAACTGGATTTTTCCGTATAGAGTGCTTCTGCCAGATAGCCGATGTTTTCATCCAGAAAAGCCTTGAATTCATCGTTTTTCATGTCATTGAAACCGGTCAGGAATTTCAGGGCATTTTCCATTGTGGCAGGATTGTGACGGAAGGCATCAGGAATCTGCCAGTTCTGAATTTCCCATTCTTCAGGGTCAAACTCTCCAAAGTATTCTCTGAAAGAATCCTCACTGTCGAAGATGCTGTCCCAGTAGTTATCTCTATTCAACAGAGTAGTTTGTTCAGTTTGCATGTACCAGAGCATTTCGCGGAACGGCATCGGCTTATGAGTATTATTATTTTCTGTTTTCTTTTCCGGTTCTGATTGAAATCCATCCGTCTGATTGTTTTCAACAGGATTTTCCACACTGTTAAGAGCAGGACTGACAGATTCAAAAGAAGTATTTGAAGAAGAAGCAGTATTTGATTGTGGTTGGTTTGCCAAATTAGGTTTTTTGGAACGTGGACAATCATTAGGATTAGAGGGCTTTTCGCCCTCTTGTTCCGAACCGTTTATCTGAGGAACTTCAAAGAATCTGTAAATGATTTTTTTATATCTTCCAAGTTCATCACGAATTCTTTCTTTGATAAGATACCCGAACTGCTCCAGCTCTTTCAGTCTGTTGTGTGCCGCTGTTCTTCCAATGTTCAGCAGTTTACAAAGCCATTCAACGGAAAAATCTTTTTCAGTATTCAGAGAAAGCACTTTACACAGAATCCCATACGCTCCTGCTGATAAGCGTTCATCCCAGTTAAATGCCGCCTTGTCATTGGAATTCATCGTAAACGGATGTTCTTTGTCTCTAGGCAGTTTTGTAATCACTAAATTCGACATACTTTACCCTCTTTTCATTTATTTGATGTTTGCGGACAAATATTTTCACACACTTGACATTTCCTTTTTAATGTGGTATAATAACAAAAGAACATTTGTTTAAGTCCATTTTGTTCTAACCTTTTTATTTGATTTCCTTATTGATGTTGGTTTTACTTTCATCCTCGCCCTCTGCCGGACTGGTACTCCGGCAGAGGGTTTGCTTTTTATGAAAGACGTTTGGCAACGTCCTGCATGACAGCAAGCTCGCTGTCTCCAGTGATGCAGATTTTCTTCTGGAATCCGTCATTGAACAAAATCATCACATATTCTTCACCGTTTTCCATTTTCAGATATTTAAATTCCTTGATGTTCAGACGGTAAACATATTTCCCCAGAAGTTTCCCTAATTCATGCACAAACTTCTTTTTGTTTTCCATGTGATTCACTCCTTTTTGTTTTATGCTAACAAACAATACGCACCGCACTGTAGTTTGATGGGTCATCATCTGGATGCGCTATCTTGAATGCATGATGTGCGAAGTTTGCTCCGATTTGTCTTTCTTCTTCTTCGGTATGATAGGGAATGAACGACTCAACAGTGCTTCCGGCAGCCGGAACACGAAGCAGAACACGCTTTCCCATCGAACCGTCAAGCTGTCTTACGTTTTCTTCTACCGAAATCACTTCATACTCGGAATCTTTCCAAAGGTCGAATTTTTTCTTTGCCATGTTATCACCTCGTTTCAGAATATGAATTTGTTAATTTGTCCTATGTGTCAGGCTGTCTTGTCCTGCGGTTCTTCGGCACGTCTAAACAACTCCTCAACGGGAACGCCCAACAGCGCACTGAGTTCTTTGCCTTCTTCAAGGCTGAATTTTGTTTTTCCCTGCATTCTTTTGTTCAGGCTGTCATAAGCGATTCCGAGAAATTCAGATGCCTCCTTCCTGTCTATGCCTGACCTGATGAGTGTTGCATCTAACTCTGGATACATAATCATGAAAAAATCCCCTTTCAAGTCTTGCTTTTTTCAAAAAGATATGGTATAATAAAATTAAAAAGTAATTTTTAAAATTAAAAAACGATTTTAAAAGTTGATTTTTAATTTCTTGGATATATTGATTATACACCCTAAATTATTGGAAGTCAATATAAAATTCTTAAATTTATATGAATTTAGAGAGATTCACAAATTCAATTCCAAATTTTTATGAAAAATCAACAAATTTCAGGGAGGAGGAACTTGCATGAAGCCTGAATTTAATTCTGAAATCCTGATAAATAAGATTGATTTATTATGTCATCAAGCAGGAATAACAAAAACAAAACTATTTACTGATTGTGGATTAAATAAAAATGTTATTAGCAACTTGAAAAATGGTTCTGTTCCTTCTGTAGACAAAATTGCTATAATAGCAGATTATTTTAATTGTTCCATAGATTATCTTCTCGGAAGGTCAGAAATGCCAAACTCGCAAAGTATAACTACCGGAGATATTAATAATAATATCAGCGGAGATAATAACAGCAATCATGTGAATGTGGGAAATAACCAATTATCCGATGATACAAAAACACTTGTCGAAATGATACAAGACCTTCCGCTTCTGGAACGGTCAAAAGTAGTCGTCATGATAGACGAAATGAGGAAAGGGGCATAATAATGGCAAGGAAGTCGAGAAACAAAGGGAAAAATAACGATTTTTTATTGCAAGTTCTCAAACTTCTTCTGTATATTGCGTTTTTGCCTATTACACTCTTGTATCTCTTATATAGGTTTACAAAGAAACAGCTTGCAGAAAATCCGGAAGGTGTCTGGTATAAGCAGACATGGGGAATTATTCTTGTATTAATTTTCTTTTATCCTGTCGGCGTATATCTTTTATGGAAATATGGAAAGTTCCAGAAAAAAGGAAAACAAATCGCAACTGCCGTTTTTGGTATCTTATGTTTGATTTCACTTATTAGTGTTCCTAAATCAAACAAAAAAGTATCCAGAACTATGGAATATGAAAAAGAAACGCAGAATATGCAACCTGTAACAGAAGCGGTTACCGAGAAAGAAACTGAGGCGGAAATAGAAAATATTAACAGAACAACTATTACTGATAAAAAAACAGAAGTATCTACTACGGAATCCGAAAGTATTACGGAAACTCAAGAAAAAATTACTGAAACAGCAGAAATAAAACCAACTCAGTTATATTCAGACTTCTTTGAGCCGTATGTCGATTCTGTCGGAACGCTTCTGGTAGAGGGCTTTCAGCAATCCGGAGAAGCAAAGTTGACAAGTTATGATGTGACAATTACAGAGGGAAATGAAGATGATATGTGGAAATATGAGATTCACGACAAAAATAGTGAAGATTATATTACTATCTGGTTCTTTCCGGAAAACGCTATTATTAATCCGTCAGATTGGGCATGGACATTATCACTTCTCACTTATGAAACACCTGATAAAGAAATTAGTGCAACCGATAAATCACATACAATAAAACCAGAATATCATATTTTGGATAAAAACAAAAATTTGTCCGATAACAATATTAAAAATATTGACGAATTAAAAAATTTTCTCTTTGCTGAAACAGAAAATCCATGTACTTCCGAGGCAGAAACAGAAGAACCAACAACAGAAGAAATAATAACTGAACCTGTTACAGAACCGCCCACAGAGTCCCCGACAATTCCGCCTACAGAAGCACCAACAGTTCCGGTCACACAAGCTCCGGTTACACAGCCACCTGAGCCTAAAGTATTGCATTTTATTTTGAATACAGATACAAATTGTATTCATATCAATGCAGGATGTAGCGCAGCAGAACAGATTTTGCCGGAAAACTACTCAACAGTTGACATCAGAGAAGATGAGCTTGGAAATTATGCTTATGTTTATTGGGCATGTGGTAAATGTTCAAAGCGATATTCAAATGAGCTTCCAAAATTTCAATAAAAATCTGCCGAGCCATCAAGCTGGATGGAACAGCCGCATAAAATGAGAAAAGGAGCGTGAGTGTTATGCCGATACCAGAAAAAAACAAAAAACTGACAATAGATGAATTTCTGAAAATTTCAGAAAACAGTACTGAGCGTATGGAGCTGATGGATGGAGAAATTGTCGCTATGGCTTCTCCCAGCAGAATTCATCAAAGAATTTCAAGCCGTATGTATGGTATCATTGATGCGTATGTCCGGAACGGTTTATGTGAAGTTTTGCAGGCTGTCGATGCAAAACTTCAGGAAGATATTGTAATACCTGATTTAATGGTAGTCTGTGACCCTTCCAAACTGGACGACAATCGTTGTAATGGTGTGCCTGACTGGATTGTTGAAATCCTCTCTACCAATCGGGATGATGACCTTGTACGCAAATACAGAATTTATAAATATGCCGGTGTTCGTGAATATTGGATTGTTGACCCTAAGAATCAAAAAACACTGGTTTATTTCTTTGAGAAGAACGACTTTCCTAATATCTACACATTTGATACGCCAATTCCTGTTGAAATTTATAACAAAAAACTGAAAATTACAATTTCTGAATTGCTGTAAAAAATCCGTCCTGTCTTTCAGACTGGACGGAAATTTGTATAGAAAGAGTTGATATATTTGGAAACCTATTGTATTTATCTGCGCAAATCCAGAGTGGATGCAGAAGCCGAAGCCAGAGGAGAAGGAGAAACGCTCGCACGGCATCAGAGGACACTGCTGGAGCTTGCCAAGCGAAAGAATCTGCAAATCGTGAAAGAATATCGTGAAATCGTCAGCGGTGACAGTATCGCTTCTAGACCGCAGATGCAGGCTATGCTTGCCGACATCGAAACAGGAAAATATACCGGAGTGCTCTGCATGGAGATTGAACGTCTCGCAAGAGGAAACACAATTGACCAAGGTATTGTAGCACAGGCGTTCAAAGACTCCGGAACGCTGATTATCACACCTGCTAAAACTTATGACCCGAACAATGAATTTGATGAGGAGTATTTTGAATTCAGTCTGTTTATGAGCAGACGGGAATACAAGACCATCAAAAGAAGAATGCAGGCAGGACGGCTCGCGGCAGTCAAAGAAGGCTGTTATATCAGTCCGGATGCACCGTATGGTTACAGAAAGATTCAGCCTGAACCGAAAATTCATACGCTGGAAATCGTTCCGGAAGAAGCCGAAACTGTTCGGTTGATATATGATTTGTATCTCAGCGGAAAAGGTGCAAGAGCTATCACATCAGAGCTGAATCGGAGATGCATTCCGGCAAGAAAGAATCCGCTGTGGGAGTTGCCAAGTGTCCGGAAGATTCTGAAAAATCCTGTCTATGCCGGATTTTTGCAATGGCATACAAAAGAAAACGGAGATACTTATTATCAGGGTTTGCATCCAGCAATTATCGAACAGGAAGTATTTCAGAAAGTACAGAATTTGCGGATTTCCAATCCGTCAGCACAAGTGACGTTAAAAAAAGAGTTATGCAATTATTATCATAATATTTTATACTGTGGTTCATGCGGTCATCAAATGGGCAGGAGGTTCATTAAAAATTCGGGAAAAGCGCATCTTCTCTGCCGGTATCAGCAATGTGCAGGAAAATCAGTCAGTTCCTCTCTGGAAGCGGTAGACACTACTTTAATGGCAGCACTTCGCTATCGTATCGAAGAACTGAAAGAAATGAAAGAACAGCAAAATCAGGTGGAAAAGCCAAAAGCAGAAAATCCTAGAAAAGTACTGGAGCAGGAACTTGAAAAACTCACCAGACAGCAGAATAAACTGTATGATTTTTTAGAACAGGAAATTTATGATACAAATACTTTTCTGAAACGGATGGAAATTCTGAATCAGAAAAAACATGCCATTGAAGAACAGCTTTCTGCCTGTCAGAAAGAAGAAACTCACCCGAAACGCTCTCCGGAAGAAAGCATCACGCAGATAGAATATGTCCTTGCGCATTTTTCTGACGCGGATGCCGAAGAAAAGAACCGGCTTTTACATTCAATTATCATCCGGATAGATTATTTTAAAACCGAAAGAGGATGCTATCGGAAATCTGATACAGATTTAAACTTGAAGATACAGTTTATCTGATTTTTTTATAGGATTTATGTATCACATGAATATTTTAATTTTTTATCATAATGATGTGATACATATTTGAACCGTTGAAAAAACAGCAACTCCCTGCCTATGACCGAGCAGGGAGTCCTTTTGCGCTGTGTAGAGCTGTAATAATAGTATCTGGTTTACCAGACCCAGAATGTATTATATCATAACTATTTTATATCGTCAAGTGGATTTTTGTATTTTGGCATACTTTTTGTCGCATCAGCCGACAATCATCCAGTCCTCTGCGAGCATGTCTGTTTACTTATTGTCCGTACCAAGAATATTTCTTTCGATTCTATCCTCAACACGGCGGTTCAGCCACATGAGCGCATCTTCGATGTGAGTCAGGGCGATGGCATTTTCACGGCTTGCGAATTCACCGCTCTGGAAACTTTTCAGACGGTCACGGACAATTTCAAGCAAGTCAGTATCAATCACACCTGCGATGCTGTCAGGCAGTTTTCTTGCGCCGTTCTGGAATTCAATTGTAGCCAGAATATGATGTTCTCCTATTGTTTCAGGATTATCATCAACCGGGCGAATTTCATAAATATGATTTGCACCGCCGTTTCCATTTTCGTCGACAGCATAGATGCTGTTGAGCTTTTCACGTTTCTGAATTGTAGTTAATTTTCTCATAATCATATCAATCCTTTCAATCTTTTGTGAGCGTTCCGGAATAGGTCTTTCCGTCCGCCGTGAGCGTGACCAAAATCCATAAAATCAATCCTTTCTTAATTTCAAAAAATGCAGATATAAAAAATATTATCAATCATATTGCCGAGAGTGGCAAGCCATATCATGTGAACAAAATCCAGATGCAGGAGCAGAGCCGCCGCCGAGCCGATAATTGTCGCTGCTGCTGAAACGGCATTGTTGCTGTTATCAAAATGTTCTCTCTGCTGTTCCGTTGGATAACACATAGCCCGAAGCCTGACACCGCCGCAGATGATATTTCTGGTAATCAGGCAGAACAGAGCTGTGTCTAAAATATAGTACATCAGAATATTTTCCGGATGAAATGTCACATAAAGTGAAGTACACAGTCCTGCAAGGCATTCCAGAACGCACAGAACCGCATAGAACGGGAAAAGCCTGTCTGAAAACTTGTTCCAGAGTGCAGAAAACAGAATCACGCTGAGGCAGTTCACAATCTGCTGGGTGGCGACAGTTCCGCCGGAAATGTCTGACATGATTTCTTTGTAAATATAGGGATAAGTCGCTGAATAGAAACAGTCAGCAAAGAAAGTCGCCATCAGCATAGCATCCGGTTTTTTCATCATTCGTCAAGCAATCCGGAGTATTTCCGTTCGCCGTCAATGAGAATTTCTATTCTGCGTTTGGATTTCTCCACAGATTCAACAGGCTTTTCAACTGTTTCCAAATTGGAAATAGCAGCCTTCGGAAAACCGTTCAGTCCGGCCTTCTGGATAATTTCAGGGAAGTCATCTCTGTAGCAGTAGTTCATATCGAAATTGCCTGTCAGTCCGCTGATTGCACCATTTTCGGAGTACTGCCAGATAGCATAAGGGTACTTGTAAGTCGTTGCTGAAACACCATAGTGAGCGACCCAGACGGTATATCTAGTAAGAATATCTTCTGTAAAATACGTTTCCAGATGCGATTTGCTGGAATACAGTCCGACAAAATATCCGGCTTTTTCCACGATTTCAAGAAAAGCCTTTGCCATTTCGGAACATTTCGCTTTCCCAAGTGCGAACTGCGAACTTTCCTCAAAATCCAGATACACCGGATATTCAAACTGTTTGCCTTTGATAGCTTGTAAGAATACTTCTGCTTCTGTCTGGATTTCAGAAACAGATTTCGCATAGCTGTACCAGTAGCAGCCGACAGGGATTCCGGCTTGTTTTGCGCCGGAATAATATTCCTCAAACTTTTTGTCTTTCTGGCTGATAAGTTTTCCGTACCCAGCACGGAGAATAGCAAAGTCTACTCCTGCGTATTTGATTTTGTTCCAGTCCAATGAACCGTTATGATAAGAAACGTCAATACCTTTGAGCATATTATCACCTCATATTTTATATTGTTTCGGATGCGTTCGTCTCAGCCGAAGCAGCATTTGTACCTGATGCTTGGACCGCTTCACCAACGAATTTGTACCATGCACCGGCAGTTCCGGAAACGATACTGCGTTTATAAACTTCGTGACATTGAACGTCAACTACATTAGGGATGAGTTCCTGTTCAATGCGTGCCGATGACGACGTGAGATACACATTGAGCCTGAACCCATTGTAAGGCAACGGACAATTCAGAAGAGTTACACTAATGCTAGAAGAAGGGGAGTAGTAGTTTCCCTGTGTCGTTAAACTATTCAAATCTGTTCCTGATGTAATGGCCGTTCCTAAGCCATATACAGAGCCAAACACCGCTTTATCTCCTATAGCGATATCGCCTGCCTTTTCCTCAAGTGCGTCCCAGACAGCGAAGCTGCTGACTGGGTTGACACTATTTTTCGTGATTTCTCTATCTACAGTGACACTGGTTGCGCCTGTCTCAATTCCTGCAAGCTTTGCTTTCTCAGCATCAGTGAAGCTATTCTGAGAAAGCCCCATTCCGGAAATGGCATCTACTTTTCCGGAAACAGAAGTTTGCAAAGCAGAAATATCGGCAACAATCTGAGAATCGTCATAATTTTCCAGAGCAGCGAGTTTCGTTTTTTCGGCTGTTGTGTAGTCATTCGTACTCAGGTCTTTTCCTGAGACTTTATCGACTTTACCTGCAATAGCAGTCGTATTTGCCTGAATCGCAGAATTCATCGCCGCCGCTGAATCTTCGTGGCCAGAAATCCAATCCGAAATTTCTTTCAGCGTGTCAAAGTCTTCCGGAGCGTCAGCAACGATTTCAACAACTTTTTCCGTTATTCTCGTATCCGTCTGTAATTTAGTATAAAAATCAGTAAAAGAAGCACCGGTTTCTGAGTTGTTGATATAGATAAGTCCATTCCAGTCAATAGCAAGTGCGTTGGAACGGTTATTAACACTTGTCCCGTTTCCGATAATAAAAGCAAATTTGCCGCTGGCATCTTCTTTATTCCACTTTCCCTGCACATGCTGGCAGTTTGAAGAAGCATCCGTTCCTATTCCTTCTGCGTGTGAATAATTCCCAGAAGCACTTGCGTACTGGCCTTCTGAATGAGAACCCTGTCCTGTAGCAAATGTACTTTCTCCTTCTGCATGAGAGTACTGTCCTGATGCACGTGTCCTGCTTCCTTCCGCGTGAGAGGCCTGTCCTTCTGCTGTTGTCGAAAAGCACTCTGAATGAGAGTACCGTCCTGAAGCTGTCGATTCTCCTTCTGCGTGCGAGTTATATCCTGATGCAATTCCATTTCCTTCTGCGTGAGCACGTTCCTCAGAGGCTATTGAGCCATAACCCTCAGCATGAGAGTATCGTCCTGATGCTTCGGTGTAATAGCCTTCCGCATGTGCCCGTGAGCCGGATGCTGTCGTTTCAGCCCCCTCTGCGTGGGACTGGTCTGCGGATGCAGTGGTATTACTGCCTTCTGCGTGAGTGTTCAGTCCGGATGCGACAGTGTGGTTTCCTTCTGCGTGTGAGCTGTATCCCGATGCAGTCGTATTGTTGCCTTCTGCGTGGGAACAGCCTCCTGATGCAACCGTGCGGTTTCCTTCTGCGTGTGCATAGCTGTTGAGAGCCTGCGTACTGTCACCTTCCGCGTGAGAATAACTGCCGGCGGCGATGTTATCAGAATAATCATTGAAGATTTCCGCGCCTTCGCCGGCAGTGAGCTCCTGACCATCAACCGTGTACTGTGTACCAGTGGTATTCAGGCCGACACCGGTTCTGGTTTTCTGCCATGCCGAGCCGTTCCAGAGCCAGAAGGCATTATCTTCAATAGAATAGTAAAGTTCTCTGTCAGCGGCAGTGAAACGAGCCGGAAGAAGGTCAGAGGACTGCACAATGTCATAGTTCCCGTCCGGCGAGCCAATTTCGTTCCACTTGGTGTCATCAAATTCAATATCGGAGTTTTCGGAGATGCACCGGTAGAAACAGCTTGCATAAATACACAAATCGCCGTACTGGTAATGATTGCCGGATTCCCATGTATAGATGGGCGTGCCGTCATTGACCATCATGACAGTTTCACGTTCTTCGCCGGAAGTGCCCGTCCATCTGAACGTGACGATATTCACGCCGTCGCGGTGGACGATGGATTTAATCGTGCAGGGCGCGCCCTGTACTGCACCGAGGGCATCGGCGGTATCTTTTGTAAATTTTTTGGCGAGAGCCAGTGTAACCAAATCCATCAGACCCACACCCCCTGACTGTTCAGAAATTTGACATCTTGTGTATCAAGGAGAATGCAGGCAGAACCGGCCGCCCAGCTGGGGTCAGGTTCGGGGAGGTCGGCGGCAGAATCGCAGTTGAGTTCAAGGAGTCTGACGGCGGAGACCTCTCCCCCGGGGGTCATTTTTTGCTGAAGGACTTTTTCGGACATGATAGTATAAGACATAAAGAAATCACTCCTTGCTTTTGAATTTTTGAATCAGACCTTTTGCGCTGGGATTAATTTCGGCATAATTTTCGAGGATGCTGATAAGTTCCATAAATGAAATGTAGACGAACACGCTGCCGGCGGTGAGAGAGCCTGCAAGGGTAGCGAGTTCAGGGGACTGAACATACTCTCCGAGTTTCCGGATGCCGATTTCAAATCCGCAGGCAGTAGACATGATGATGATTTCGGCAAGTTTGTTCAGACCGCCGAGGCGCATTTTTTTTGAATACGGGCGGTCTTGGATATGGGCTTTAATCAGGCCGGTGATGATGTCAGAAATCACCAGCCCGATGATGATGAGAATCATAATAAAATACTGCATGATGTCACTTCCTGAAGTTAAGATAATTTTTTTCGAGAGTAATACAGCGGTTACGGGCTTCGGACATCGCTTTGTCGGCACGGCTGGAACGGAGTGCATCTGCCATGGAGCGGGAATCCGCACCGGCGCAGGAGAGATTCCAGCCGCCACGGAAGTTCCATGTTGCGGAAGTGATTTCGCTTTCATAATAGCTTCCATGGTGGGAGATGCCGATTTTCTGTCCGATATGAAACCGCTGTTCTGAGTGGACAGTGCAGGAAAAGGGACGGAGTTCGGCAGTCTGGATAACATCCTGCATATTTCCGGCATAGCGGAATCTATGCTGAAAAGCATACAGGCCGTTGACAATGACACCGAGGTCAGGATATTTGCTGACGCTGTCGCCACGGCAGAAGCCGGCAGCGAAGCCGTCAAGGAACGGGTTGGAATCGTACTGAAACCGAACCGGTGACAAGCTGGAATAGTCGCTGATAACGGTACTGGAAGCCTGATTGTATTTTCCGTTTTCAATTTCGGATTGTGCCGTGACGACAATTGTTTGCAGGACATAATCAGCGATTTCGCAGGAATCCTGCTGGATTTCAGAATCTGAAATTTCTGCCTTGCCAAATTCCGGCATAGAGAACTGACCGAGTGTCAGTTTTCCGGATTCGCTGGCGAAAATAAATCCGCCTGCGAGCTTGGCGAGATGCCGAAACAGGTCTCTGGGGCAGGCGGACAGTCCTGAGCCGGATTCTGTTGAAAGAAAGTAGTATAACAAATCGTTTCCGTATCCGCCCATAGCATAATGATTTGTAAACACGCCGTTGACAGATTCATCGTAATTCTGCCATATCAGGACATTATGTTCACCAGTGAGACGTTCAACGAGAGAATTGACAATATCAGTCAGGACGGCGCACCAACTGTCAATAGGATAGCCATTGCCCTGCGATTCCATATATCTGGAAACGCTGTCAAAGATTTGTCCCTCGGTCGAAGCGTTGAAAGAAGAAGAATCGAGCCAGCCGACAGCATCCAGTGCCGTTATCTGATAGATGTCGCCGGCAATTTTTTTCGCATCAGTAATCCAGAAGACACCGACAGGCTGACCGGAAGCCTCCGAACCGTATCTTGTGCGGAGGTGGATTCTTGCGCCTCTGAGCCTGAAAGAATTTGTGCTGGGGATGAGACATTTCAAACTGAGCTGGGCGGCATAGACACCGCCGGTATCAAACGTATTTCCGGAACAGGCCTGCCGTTTCACGGATGCGCTGATGACATTGCTGTTATTCAGACCGTAAGAAGAAAGCGAACCGTTCCGGAAGACGATATAGCTTGCATCAGCGGAAATGGATTCCTGAATCATCATGGGGCATTCACCTCCGTAATGACATACTGTCCGCTGGAAATCTGTAATTTCATAGGAATGACGAGTTGATACATATCGGCAGCGGAAGAAATTTCATTTATCCTGACTTGTGATTGTTCTGTAATCAGGCCGGTAAAAGCATGAGAGGCATCCGCTGCCGAACCGCCTGCACGCATACCAGAAAAATACAGTTTTCCGAGCCGGACAGCAGAAGCGACAGCTTCCGCCTGTGTGCTGTTGCATTCCAGAATCAGAGTAAAATCAGCAATATCATTTGCAGACGGATAGAACGTAACAGAACCGTCAGCCATAATGAAGCTTCTGCCGTTTGGCGTACGGGTCACGCTGGCATCTTCGATTTGAATCAGATTAGAAGCGACAAGCTCCGGTGTGCCGGAGTTGTCACGATAGATATTAATTTTCCGCATGTTTACCACCCTCCCGAAACGGCATTGTCGTCAATAGTTGTTTTCCTGTTAAATTCCGCTATCTGCGTTCCGTCAAGTTCGAGTGTCTGATTCTGATTGATTTCTACAGCAGACGTTCCACGATAGCGGCCACCTCCGGACTGACCGCCGGAGCTGACCTGAGCAGTCGAAACATCTGCACGGATTTGACCGGATGCGAGCTGAGAGAGATAGTCGTAGCCGTCAGGCATTTGCGGAGCTTCTGCCTGATATTGTGCAATCATGGCAGAAGCATCTTTTACAGATGCCGCATACTGGGAAGCATATTCATTTTCGAGATAGTCCGCCCAGTCCGCAATGCTGAAATCCGTACCGGTGATAGTTTTCATTCCGGATTCCCAGAGCTGTGCGAGTGGATTATTAGCAATCAAATCTCGGAGACCGGATGCGAGGCCTTTCATGATTCCGAGTACGATTTGACCGCCGAGAGCCATCCAGTCGATTTGCTCAATGGCGGTCATCATGTCATTGTACAATGAAAGGAAGAAACCGATAACAGAACCGCCGGTTTTTCCGAGACCTTCTATCAGTTTGTTTAGCAGGAGCATTCCGGCTTCTGTAATTTTATCGAGATTGTCAGGCTTTCCAAGTTCTCCGAGCAGATTTGTGATGATAGTTTCAGCAGCAAGCAGAATATCATCAATATTCTCACTGACAGCATCGACAAGAGCAGTTAGGATTGTTACAGCAGTTTCCACAACAGAAGCGATATTTTCGCCGGTCAGGATATTGTCAAATAAATAGTTCAGGATTTCTCCGGCAGTTGTCAGCAAAAGCGGCAGATTCTGGAGAATCCATTCAGCGAGGGCTGAAATGATTTGTACAGCAGTATCGGCATAGAATTTCAGATTTTCGGGGAAAGAATCAAAAATAAAAGAAAGAATCTGCTTACCGGTTTCGAGCAGTTCTGGCAGATGCTCAGAAATTGCATTTCTGGCTTTTTCGGGAATTTGCTTTACAGTTTCAAGAAGTTCCGGCAGTTTTTCATCAAACTTTTGTTTGAGGGAAGCAAGGGCATCGTCAGCAATTTCACGGACAGTTTCCGGCAGATTGCCTTGTTTCAGACCTTCTGTCAGTTTAGAGAGGTAGTCGGTCGCTTTCTGGACGATTTGCCGGAGCGGTGCATCAAGACTTTTGAAAAGCTGAATTTTCAGACCGTCAAGCGCAGAATTGAAGATAGTAATATCGCCGGTCAGGTTATCGAGCATTGTTTCGGCTTGGAGAGCGGCAGAACCTTTTGCACCGGATTCGGTATATTCCAGACTTTGATAAAAACTCTGTACTTTTTCGGCGGAAGTAGAAATCATCTTGTCAAAAGCGGCTTGTCCCTGAATACCGAAAATGACATTTTCAAGGTCATTTCTTTGCCCTTCATCAGTAATCTGATAAAGAGCTGTTTTCAGTTCGTCCACAATGGTATTGAAATCACGGGCTTTTCCGTTGGCATCGTAGGCACTCACTCCGAGGGAAGCAAGAGCCTGTTTTGCTTGTTCGGTTGGTGAATACAGATTTTTCATAGCGGCAGCCAAAGCAGTAGAAGCGGCAGAGCCGACTTCATTTTGTTCTGCAAGGCGGAGCAGGGCAACTTCTGTTGCTTGTGCGCTTTGTCCGTAAGTATTAGCAGTGGAAGAGGCATCAGAGAGAGCCTCACCCAACTGCTGAACATTCGTATTTGCGAGGGTTGCGCCTTTGGCGATTAAGTCAGAATAATAGACAGCGGCTTCTGCATTGTCAGCGAAATTTCCGGCTTCTTTGGTGAAGCCTTTCATACTGCCGGAGATATAAGAAGCAGCACTGCCGAGGCTCAAACTTCCGGCGGCGGCCATATCCAGCACGGAATCAATCATCTGAATAGATTCTTCGGCGGAATAGCCGGACATGGCCAGAATATTGAGTCCTTCTGCGGCCTGACTTGCCGAAAAGGAAGTCTTTGCACCCATTTCTTCTGCTTTTTCGGTGAGAGCCTGCATGTTTTTGTAAGCCTCTGATGCAGAATCATTGATTTGCGCTGTAGAATATCCCAGAGTTGCGCCGATTTGCGACATACCTGCGGAAAACTCCTGTCCGGTGGCAACAGCCTCTCTGCCGAGAGAAGTCAGGGCAGAGAAGCCGGCTTTTGCAAGATTTCCCAGAGCCTCCAGCTCACTGAAAAAAGTAGAAGAATTGATTTGAGTATCAAATTTTAGAGTACCGTCAAACAAGGGAAATCACCTCACAGCATAAAGGCTGCGCCGATTTCCTCATCTGACATGATATGAGGGATAGCAACAGCCTGTTTTATTTTTCGGATACGTTTTTTTTCGCTTTCACTGCACTGCGACAGGTCAGCAGAGCGATAGGCAATGCGTTTCATACAGATAGCATCTTCCGGAAGGGCATCGAACAGCGCACGGAACTTGAACCAGTGCAGGGATTCGACAGCAGTTAAGTCTATCTGATAGTAATGCAGGAAATCGCCGAGAATAAATCTGGAATCAAATTTCCAGTCAAAGACGGGAGGGGAATAGCTGTTAGGGGCATCATGTGCAAGCTTGAATGCTTCAAGTTCTTCATCGTGATAATATAGGTCATAAGCTTTCAGGAAATGAAAAACGGCATCAAGCAGAGGTTCGGAGAACTGCCGAACAGGGGAACGAAACACACTCAGGAAGGCAGAGCCGACCTGTTCGGGCGGAAGATTTTTGTCAGAGAGAATATCAGCGAATTTCAGCCACACACGGAAATCTGTCTGTATGAGATAAGTTCTGCCGTCTGCCTGAACGGAATCCGGAAACTTGTCATAGAGTGCATTCAGCATTTGCGTTTCCTCTTGTGTTTTTTATGTTTTTTCGTTTTTTTGCCGTTTTCGAGTCTGGAAGCCTGCACAGCACGCAGGAAAGAAAGAAAAATTTCGTTATAAATGCGGGGATTTTCGGGGAGGCTCTGAAAAATCTGACGGGCTTTTTTTTCGCCGAAGATACCGGCAAAAAGTTTCCGGAACATGGCGCAGTAATCAGAAAGAATCTGTTTTTCTTCCTGTTCCATAACAGAGAAAGCCTTTTCCATGCGTTTTTTCGTTTCAGGGTCTTCCGGTTCGAGCCGGAAGGTTCTGCCGTTGATAAGCCACTGCATCAGGTTTCCTCTGTGAATGTGACTGTCATCCAGTCATCAGAGCTGGAAGCAGTTCCGAAAACGGGTTCACCGCTTGCCTTGAAATTGCCGGATTGTGTATAAGTATTAGCGTCCCCGCCTTCGCTTTCGGGAATGACAGCATAGTCCCGTTTGACAGCTTCGCCGGTATCTTCATCCACCCAGATGATGCTTCTTTTGGCATCGTCACCGATAAGTTCTCTGTCGCTGATTTTAGAAATATCTGCAAGTACGGGATTGTTTCTGTATTTATCGAACGTATAGGAAACGGACTCGAAGTAGCCGACAATATCGGAACGCTTGGATTTTTCATCCACATATTTTCTTTCATGTTCTTCAGGGTTTTTGTTTTTGCTCAAGTCGGTGAAGTACTGCATTCTGCGATAGGTTACAGTACCGCCCTCGCTGGGCACACCGTAAAAGCCCAGCATTTTGTGACGGGGTACAATTGTTTCAGTAGTAGTAGGCATAAAAAAGCAACTCCTTATTCATGATAGATAAGATTGAACTGCATCTGATAGCGTGCAGTATCTGCATCAGTATCAAAGACATAGTCATTTTGCAGAATTTCGATAAAATCGGCAGTTCTGCCGTCAAGGAACGGAGTGAGAACAGAAGATTCAGTATGCAGAATCCAGTCTTTGAATGATTCGTAAAAAGCGGAATTTTCTGTTAGCTGGCTGATGTCAGCCGAGTAGACTTCACGGCTGGCAAACAGAAACTGAAACTGTCTCAGTCCGCCTCCGTCAGTGTAGCGTTTGTAAAAAGGGTCACACGGGACAGATTCAATAACATATTCTGTAGCATCACTGCTCAGGTAGTCAATCATCACTGCGCCGTCTTTGAGTTCAGGAAACGTCAGAATAAAGTCTCTGACACACTCGATGATAGGTTTCATGAAAATTTCCTCCTTGTGCCGTTCAGAATTTTTTCCTTGTTGCCGGATTTCATACGGCTGAACCAGAACTTGCCTTGTTTGCCGTTTCTGGCTCTGCCTTTATAGTAGCGTGGCTTGGCGTAAGGTGCAGTATACTTGACGATTCCAGAACCGAGTTTTGTGCCGTACCAGCCGGACTGCCGGAGCTTTCCGGTTCTCATGGGCACAAAAGGTTCAGAAAGCCTGAGTACTTCATGGTCAACGTATTCCTGCGCATTTCGGAACTGCTGTTTTCTGCGGTTTACGGCGGAAGAAGACAGAGAAAAAGAAGCTTTGAAAGAAATCATTCTGCTTTCACCTCGACATGCATCACTGCCGGAAGCAGAAAGCGAAAATCCTTGACCTGCATCACGGTCAGCGCAGTGACAGGCGGATTTTCATCGGGAACGCTTCCGGAAAGAACTTTGTCATCCTTTTTGGGAAGATAGGTCACGGAAGACGGCGGAACAGCGAGAAATACGCTGTCTTTTGGAGCACGTGCGCTGTTTTCGGCTTCCTGTCCGCTGACAGCCTGCCAGTAAGATGCGCCTAGCTCATGCCGGATATAGACGGGAGCACGGTTCACAATCTGTTTTTCCCAGACCGTGACAGTGGTCACATTGACAGGGAATCTCATGAGCTGTCACCACCCGAAGCCCATAGCTCAACTGCGCCGTAAGTCTGCGAAGGATACAAGCCAAGGTCTTTGAGCTCCGAGCGAAGAAAATACAGACTTTGTCCGGGGTTGAAAAATGTCTGCTGTACGGTATACGAACCGAGTGTCTGACTGCCCTGAACAATTCCGCCCTGTCCGGAACTGGAAGCACTGTCAAGTGCTCTGATAACTGCCTGCACCAGCACTGACTTGACGGCAAGCGCATAATCTGCGCCTGTCGTTTCGTCAGCAATGAGCGCATCAAGGTTTTTGCGGACTTTCAGGGCAGTCAGCCGAAGTCTTGCAGAACCTTGAGTCAGAAGCACTTGTGCAGATTCTTCCTGCGAAGCAGACAGCGGATAGCCTGCCGCACGGATGTCGGCTACAGTTGCATAGTCGCTCATTTTTACTCACTCCAATCAGGAAGCGATTTCAGAGGATTTTACTGTCAGATAAGTGACAGCGACAGCGATACCGCCGTCAAAGTTTACGATTTCGAGCACATCGCCCTCAGAAACGGCGATTGCGGTTGTGCCGGAAGTCAGAGCAGTACCGTCATAATCCGTGTTGGATGTGCCGTATGCGACACGTTCAGACGGATTGAGCTTGTAAGCGTAATTTGTTCCGGTATTGCCGGCGGTGACCGTAGCGACAGTTTTACCGGAAGAACCGCTTCCGGATGCCGCAGAGAGAGAAGCCGTCAGACTTCCGGGAGCGTACACGGCACGGATAGCCACACTGCGGAGCACTTTATGACCGTAAACACGCCTGCCCTGAACGGCACATGCGCCGATATAGTTTCCGGACTGCGCCAAATCCTGAACATGAACGCCGACTGCCCATTCAGAAGCTCTTGTAGCGAATCTGGGATGGCCGGCAATCATAGCGAGATTTGCAGTTTTATCGTTCCATTCTTTGACGAGGAAGCCGGCAATTTTGCCGATAACGCCGTTCTGTACGACAGTATTTCCGAGTGCAGAAGCGTTGATGAATTCAGGGCAGTTCAGCAGGAGAGCCATTGTTTCAGGGGTAACGAGTAGATAGCGTTTTCCGTCATCGGGTACATTAGCCTTGCTCATCGCCGTGCGGAGATTTACGATAGTACTGTAAACATTCAGAGCAGTAAGCTGAGAAATATTTGTGACAGTTGCACCGGCAAGGAGCGTGGTTGCGCCGTCAGTATCAATCCGGCGTGCGAGGGAATATCCGCCGGAATCAAGACGGTCAGCAATGAGTTTATCCGGAACGGAGGCGGCATCATAGCCGTCAATCAGTTCGTTGACAGCCTTATCCTTGTCGATGTTCATTGTCACATAGCTGGTTGCACCGCCTGTCGGTGCGATACCGTTCGCCTTGTCGTAGTCAGAGACAGCAACTTCGTCATCACGGACGGGAATTTTGACTGCACCGGCAGTCGGGTCGCCTTCGTAGTCGTTGTTGAAAACAAAATCGTCTGCAAGTACCAGCTCGGCACGGAGCTTTGCAAGCAGAAGGTCGGAATATCTTGTCTGAGGTTCATGTGCTAAAGTAGGCATTATGCATTCTCCTTTCTGTTAGGGGCAAGATTGGGATTTTTGGCATAGAAAGATTTTTCCACGCCGGAAAGTTCAGGGGTTTCGGGATTGAAAGCCGGAGTCTGACGGGAAGATTTTGTCAGACCTGCGAGCAGTTCGGCATCTTTCTGAATGGCTTCTTCGGTGTCTCCGGTCAGACGGCTTGCGAGTTCGGCAGGAAGTCCGGTAAGCAGTGCCGCTTTAGTACGGTACTGGGCAAGCAGTTCCGCCTGATGTGCTTCCGGAGAAATCCAGTTTTCAAACTCCTTGGCTTTGGCAGAAACAGCGGCATCAATGAGAGGCTGAACAGCAGTATCGAAGTCCGCTTTTGTGGTGATAGGAATAAATTCTTCCATGTGAGTATCTCCTTTCTGGTGATAATTTTTTGTAACGCCTGCGCCCTGCTGGGCGGGGACGGCGACAAAGCTCCATTCATAGGCATCTGTGATATTATCGAGAATATGACAGCAGATTTTTCCGTCATAGGCTTTGCCTTTGACATGCTTGCATTGTCCGGCTTCTTTTCCGCAGACAGAGCAGAGCTTTTTTTCAGAAGCACAGCTGACACTGACTTCTTTTTTGATTCCGGCATCGATTTCGAGAATGAAATCGGCATTTTCGGAAGTCCGCACCATGTAGGCATAGCCCTTCAGATAACGGAACGGTCTACCGTCCTGTGTAAGTTTTTCGGCATCTGTGATAACTTCTGCATCGTAAATTCGAGCTGCCTGATTGTCGGCAGTCGGATTATGGTCAAAGATTCCAGTTTTGCCGATGAAGAGCTTCGCCATCTGTTCCAGAGCTGTATCAGAGAAGCGTTCGCTGTCACGGTCAATATCATTATGGCAGAGTGTAACAGGGAACGTATAAATTTCATTTTCGGCAAACTCACGCCTTGTCAAGGCATTGATTTTAGCAAGTTCTGCCTGTTCCATAAAAATCAGTCCTTTCAGTAAGTGATGATTTGTTTTTTCTTTTCTTTGGCATTGGCACACGCCCAGTGCGCAAGGGTAACAGCTTCCAGCAGGGAAACGTCAGCATTTTCCAGAATCGAGGTATAGCCGAAGCCGCCGCCTGCACCAATAGCCCGATGTTCGCAGTTCGTGACGGCCTGCACCAGTGACGGCTGTGCTGCATGACAGATTTCTCCGGCAAAGAGATTCTGTTCAAAAAGGGAATTTGCTTCAATGATTTCGCTGACTTTCGGCAGAATTACTTTGCAGTGAACATCCGCATCTTTCATGTTTTGAACCAGCAGAGAAGCACCGGCAGCCCCGTCAATGGCGATTTTTTCAGCATGGGAATTCCGCAGAAATGCGATAATCCAGTCCAGACCGTCACGGACAGGACGACAGTCGAGAGCTTCCACAAAAATTTTCTTGTCCGCCGTTTTGACAGCGCAGGCGAGAGAAACATTTCCGGAAGTTTTCGCAAACTTTACACCGAAAAAGATTTTCACAGGGTCTTTCAGTTCCGGCGGATTTTCAGTTCTGAACTGCATCCATTCACGTTCTGAAATGGCAGATTTCTGGGAATATGTCAGCCAGAGTCCCAAACGCTGAATGTTATCATCAGTCTGGTCATTGCCGAGTTCAGAACGAATCGTTCTTTCTGTGAGAATCGTACCAAGAGACGGGTTTGTTTCGTACCAGAGTTCCGGGTCATGGGCATCGGAAAGACGGGGAACAGACCATTCTGCCCAGCCGGCATTTTCATTTTTTCCGGTGAGGGTATCCCGGCGGTAAGTCAGAAACACTGTACCGGATGAAACTGCTGTCGGCGGAGTCCCGCACATGAGGGTTTGCGGATTTTTCGAGTCCGTGACAACATATTTCAGGGCGGATTCCTGATCTCCGGTATACTCCTGAGCTTCATCCAGAATCAGCAAGTCAAATCCTTCGCCGAGACCGCCTTTGCTGGAGCGTGTCCGGAAATGAATGACCCCTTCCCCGTTCAGCCATTCAATAGTTTCCAGACCGTAGCGTTTCATGGTCTTGAAGTCTTCACCTTCGGCATAGCCGGCTTTTACGAGCCGTTCAATAATTTTCTCCCATGCATTGTGAGAGGTGGTTGTCCGGTGTGCAGTGTACAGGATGCGTTCACCGTGGACAAGTCCGAACATGGCACGAATAATTAAAATTTCAGATTTTCCGTTTCTTCTGGGGACAGACCAGCCGAATTTCATGTGTACCCATAAGCCGTCATTATTCACCGCCATGATGTCTTCCAGCAAAAGTGACTGCCAGTCCTGCGCTGTTCTGCCGGAACTGTTGTAGAGCTGAACAGCTTCCAGCCCTTTGGAATCTGTATACGGCAGAACAGAAGAAACGGTAGGAGTCTGTCTGCCGAGCCGTGTTTCAGCCATGCAGTCCACTCCTTTCAGATTCAGAGATTTTTCCAGTCAAATGTCTGAGGCAAATCACGGTTGCTGACGGGGTCTTTCTGACAGGCGAATTCTGTACGCACTGCGAGCTTGTCAGATTTTTGTCTGTTACAGTACATGTGTGCAAGCTGTAGGTTGCCGATGTCAGAGGGATGTCCGCCTTTTGATACGGGGATGATATGGTCAATGCAGGGTGACAGCGGATGCGGAAATTTCAGGCTGAAATCAACAGGATTTCCACAGATACCACAGGTGCGCTTGGTAGCATAGATTTTCTTCTTGTTGCTGTCAAACTGTGCCCTCTGTGTGCCGTTGTGGTCGGGACGAAGATTAGGCTTTGCCATGATTCAGATGCAGTTCCTCGGCTTTCGGAAGTTCTTCTGAAAGTGTGTCCTTGTCCAGCAGATACAGTTCTTTCATGACATAATCCATCTGTTTTGCAATCTCGAAACAATCCGATGTTTTTTGCAAGTCTTCATCTAGTTCTTTCAGAAGTTCCAGTCTCTTTATGAGGTATTCACGATAGATTTCGGGTGTTACTTTTTCCATTGCTTCTTCTCCTTTTGGGTATAAAAATAAGGCTGTTCAGCCTTGTTTGTGATATTTTGGCATGAGAAAACCGCCCTGTTCAGGCGGTTTTAATCTTTTTTTCTCTGTAAAGTTCAATTAAAAAATCAAGTTCTTCGGGAAAAAGTTTTTTAAATGGCGACTCAAAAGCATCATCAACAAAAAACGCATCTTTATGCTGTGGATAAATTTCTTTTGAATCAGTTGTCAAAGGGTCAAATCCTAATTTTTTACAAATAGATTCATAAGTTATTTCCATTTGAAAACCTCCAAACTTATGCCAATTTTTTCAAGTTCACCTAAGTATTGATTAAGTTCATTTGTTGTTTTGTCAGTACTATCATCATTATTATACAACAAATAATTGATTTTGTCAAGAAGCATATCTGAATAACTTTCGGGATAGCTACTGTCTAAAATTGTATATTTAAATAAATTTCCATTATGACAAGCAATAATACCATATTTATATTTTCTATCTCTGCAAGAATTAATATCAGATAAACTTGGAACAGCACTTCCGGGATGATTATGAATTGAAATCACTATATTTGGAGAAGCCAAAACCATTTGTTTCATCTTTTTAGAAGGCATGACTTGTCTTTTGACATTATAATCAGTTCGTGAATAAACCTCTCCTGTATCGCTGTTAATAAAAATAAGGTCTTCAAATTCAGTTCCTGTACGATGTAACAAAGCTTTTCTGCTGTTCTGAAATATTTTCCTTGTAATTTTTGTTGATTCACCTAATTTATCAAACAGATTTCGATATTCCGGAGAATATAACATAGAATTATTCACAATTGTTTGAGGAGTATCTGTTTTTAACTTGCTGTTTTCTGCTTCTGTCAAGCCCCTGTACTGCCTTAAATTCTGTTGTTCGAGGGCTTGTGCCTGTTCTCTGGTGAAGCGTGCAGGCTTGTACTGAATCGCCTGAACCTGTCTTCTGTGAACTTCTGAATCGACTTTCCAGCCCCTGCCCGTTCCGGAGAGCCTTTGTCTGAATTTACTGGTTTCATAGATAATTTGACAGGAGCAGCGGTCATGCCTCCGCCAGAAGTCCGCTGGCGCACGGCTGACCTCATACCGTCCGGCGACTTCTGCACACCATGCACAGCATTTTGATGCGCCGATGCGGTTCACATGACAGGTCAGACCGGCTTTCTGCCGGAAACTTGCATTTTCTTTGATATAATCATCATGGAAAGAATTGGCAATATTGGCAATGGCATTTTCTGCCCGTCTCTGAAGAACTTCCTGACTGACAGTTTTGTCTTCGAGAGAGTGAGAGGCTTTTCTTGCACGTTCTTCCGGAAAAGCCGGATTGACAGCATTAATGTGAATGTTCTGCCGTTCGTCAAGGGCTTTCTGCACCATAGACATGATTTGAAACGCTCTCATGTGACCGCTTTTCAGCATCAGATAGCTGACTTCTTCATTCAGACCCGAACCGGCTTCTATGACATTCCGGCTCAGGACAGAACCAATTAAACCGGATAATTTCTGCCAGTAAGCAGAAGAATCAGAAAAATCAGCCTGTCCGGACTGGATTTTGTCCAGAAGTGCGGAAAGCTGTTTGTCATTTTCGGCAGATTTGTCTAGTTCGGCAAGCAGTTTCTGATAGAATTCCTGTTCTGTCATTCTGCATCACTCTCCAGACCGGTCAGGGCACGGATATTTCTTGCGCCCATAAAGCCTTCTGAAGCCTGATTGATTTTCAGGATAGCATCACCAAGCACACCCAGTGCAGAAGCATCCGGTTCAAAGATAGGAAGCCATTGACAGCGGGTATCTGCAAATACACTGCGTTCATAGCTGTAATTGTCACGGATGCAGGCGGCAAGATAGCCGGCATTGACGAACGCTGACCCGAATGTTCTTTGTGCTTTTCTGGCGGTCAGGCGTAAATGTTCATGACTTGCCCGAATGGCATCCACCGAAGACGGATTTTCAGTTGTAAAGCCTAAATCATCAAGTGTCAGACTGGTTTCTGCGGCAAAGAGAGAAGCGAGCATTTTCATCTGTTCTAAGAAAGGTTCAATACTGCCATTCTGAAACTGACCGAGAGACGGTTTGTCGCCGTCATCATCTTTGGAAAATCTCAGGAAGCTGGAAAGAGTCGCCGCACGGTTATTGAATTCGGCATCTTCTGAAAGACCGACAATATATTTCTGCGGAACAGAATAGAATTCAGAAGCGACTTCTGTCCGGAGCAGAGTGCGGAGCGCACTTTGTGTAATTTCCATGCAAGCACGGGAGATTCTGGAATGACCGAACGGACGTTTTGCATCCGGTCGGTAGATAACAGGGACGAGCAGCGCAAAGGGAGAAGCATGGGAGAACGAATCGGTCAGTTTGCCGGACTGATAAATTTCAGTCATACCGGCTTTCAGGTAGGTTTCTTTCTGAGGCGTTCCGGATTCATCCCGTTCAAGAACGGCATAGCCTTCTGTTAGCAGATTGGTGACAGGGTCAATAATGCCGGTAGCATTACCCCCGTCAACGACTTGCAGAGTGGGATAACCGTCCTGATTCCAGCCGATATAAAGGAAACAGCAGGCAGAAATCAGGGCGGAGAGGACAGCGGAATCATAGAGAATATCGGAATTATTAAGGCGGAAGATTTCGCTGATTTGCATAGAATCGTTATCGAATCCATTGGGGACGATGCGGTCAGCGAGGGAATCGACTGCTTTAGCGCACCAGCCGAGAGAATAAGTAAGGGAACGGAATTCAGGAGGGATGAGGGCAGAGATTTTGCGCATAGTCTGTTTCATATCGTAATACTGATAGCGCAAGGAAACCCGATTTAATTTACGGGACAATTTGCATCTGAGGAAATCGAGACCATAGAGGGACATAAATAGAAATCACCACGATTCAAGGAAGGAATAATTCAGCGCAGAATTTTGAGCAGTGAGGGCGTGGAAGTCCCGAAAAATCCGAAAAGGGAGACTCCCCCCGTGTATGCAATACAAAAGCACCGGATTTCTCCGATGCTTCTGGAAACGAGATGGAAAGTGTAAATCTCTGCATTACCGCACAGCTTTATGCTACTATTATATCATGTTTCATCCGGCAAAACAAGGCAAAGTTTATCCAGAGCCTGTTTATGTTTATATCTGACATTGCGCTCACTGTAATGCATTTTCTCAGCAGTCTGCTCAAATGTGAAATAATTCAGGTAACGCCAGACAAGAACAGCTTGCAGGTCATTATCATCAATCTGCTGTATTGCTGCTGTAATTTCTTCACGAATCTGTGTCAGTTCCAGAAGCTTCTGCTGTGTCTTCTGTTCGCTTTCTGCCAGCCTGATGAGTGCATCTTCTGTACTGTTGCCAGAAGAAGTCCCTGTACCAGATTCCGAGAATGTCCGGGAAAGTCTCTGTGCAAGACTTCTTTCCCGTCCGCATTTTTCAAGATAGGCTCTGGCTAATTTGTCTGCATAGAATGCTCGATTCAGCCAATTGATTTTTCTGCGCTGTTCATAAGTCATGATTTGACACTTCCTTTCTTCCTTTATTATATACTATATATAGCGTATTGTCAATATTTTATATACCATATATGCAAATACTTCGTATGACTGGGCAAAACGCCCACCCATCAAAAATGCCGCCCTGATTTGGGACGGCATAGTGCTTTTTTTCATTGCGTAGTGCCTCGCTTTTTGACCTCAGCTCTAACATCTTCCAAAAACGCTGTCCATATCTGAATATCGCAATCATCACCATAATTTCTACATTCTGAAACATCTTTCTGTAAATTCCAAACCGTGTTATCACTCAAATAAGGCAGGAATGGTCTGATAAAGCTTGTCACTAAACTTGGCATATATATTCTTCGCCCTAAGCTATATCTAACAGCTGCTGTCAAAATACAGCCGAAGTCGTTACTTTCAATATCAATTACTGGAAGAACTGCCCGAACATCTGATTCATCAGAATTATCTTTCACAATGCGAAAATCTTCGTACCTGTCTGTTATTTTTCCATTCACAAAGTAGGTATTATAATCACATTGTTCGATATAATGCCATTTTTCGTGCTTATGACCTTCCTTCAGATGATTATGGCAGTAATACGCTGCTGAATAATCAGGGAGAATCATTTGCCTGAAACTAAGTTGTAAAATATCATAGCAACATAAATATATATCATAAATATCATCAATTTTCTGCTCTGTAAAGTTCTTATCTACTACAAATACAATGCGTTTTGTAGCAGAACCGCAGTCCAGAGTATTTACTTTTAAAATATCCTCCGTGTTAATCAAATGAAATGCTATCAAGTCAAAGTGGGAATATGGCAGACCATCTCTGATGTAGGACGTATGCAGTTCCAGTGGTATATGATTCTCAGAACATATTGAAAATAACTTATCATAGTAATCAGTATGCTTCTCATATTCATACATGGGGTCTCCGCCTCCGGAAACGGAAATGCCTGTGTAATCACCTGTTTTGTACACATCAAGCAGCAAATCAAGTGATTTTATGGTTGTTTCTGGAATGTGGATGCCCGTATTCTTTACCACGCAGTAAGGGCATGTATAATGGCATCCGAAGTTAGTAATTATTGATAATTTCTTTTTATTGTTCATCATCCATCCTCCATTTCAGGTAATTCCGGCATAGGCATCCAATGTGTGACATCTGTCATGCCGCTGATGTCCCAGCGATGTTCCTTTGGCAGATACCGAAGAATCATCAATGTACCATATTTCCATGCATTTTCTATCATGCTCCATGTCCTACAAACTACAAGGCACGGATTTTCGTTCTCTGGAAGATGTGCTTCACAGGTACAGCATTTGCATTCTGCTCTGTACAACCCGTCCCATGTGGATAAAATTCTTGCCTGTCCACCGCAGAACGGACAAGATTTCATGCGATATTCAGAATTTTTCTGCATTATTTCATTCTTCTTCTGATTTGTGTGATTGTTCCGGAAGTATTGATTTCTGTTGTCAACTGCTGAATCTGGATTCTCAGCAGCCGATTTTCTTCTTTCAGAAGTCCGTTTTCCTCTTTCAAGCTTTGGTTCTGACTTCTCAGCAATCCATTTTCTTCTCTCATTGCCTGATTACTTTCTCTCAGAAGCTCAACTTCTTCTTTCAGTTGCTCAGTCAGCACTCTGAGCTGTTCAAGTTCCTCATCACGGAATTGGTCTTTTTTCTTCTTCCGCTTCTTGAGTTCTGCTACACGCTGTCGGGTTTGTTCCCGTTCCACTTCTTTCCGGCACTCATCACAATACAGGATTTTGATATGTGAAAAGTAATCGCCTTCCGGAGTAGAAATCAGCTTGCCACATCTTGAACAATACTTGTTTTCTTCGCTCATCATACCGCAGCCACTCCCCTCTCCTGCTCATCAGTAACTGATTCCGTTACCGTTTCCGTTACCACGGTACTGTATAAGTCAGCGATTTGTTCCGATAGGGAAGTGCGGAGCTGTTCCCGTTCCTGACAGGCAGTTTGTAGTAACAGTTGCGTGCTTGCCCGTCCGTCAGCCCAGAACTGATAGCGATGTTCCTGCCCATCACCAGTATCAGCCCAGCGCATTTCAAGAGGAAGTTCACGCTGTTCTGGTGACGTGATTTCCATATCCGTGATTAAGTCTTCAATTGACTGGATTCGTTCAGCCGTCTTCTGAATCTGGATGAGCTGCTGCTGGACGGAATAGAAATCATAATCTATCAGAATTTCGTCGTCCTTGTCTTCATCAACAGAAGAGTGCTGTTCTCTTTGCTTGATGATTCGGTCTGACACCCAGCAGAGCAGGGCATAGCTGAACAGCAGAATCAAAATAATTTTCATAGCAATTTCCTTTCCGGGACTTGACATAACAGCGGAAATATGCTATACTATTCTTGTCAAATCCCTTTGGTTAGCGGTTTTGATGTAACAGTTCCGGTGCGACCGCACATCTGCCGGGACTGTTTTTTATTTTATGTGACATATTTTTTATGTGCAATTTCGAGGTCTTCCTCTTGCAAATCAAGATAAATCTGTGTGGTAGTAATCTGCTCATGACCAAGCATTTTTGATACCTGTTCTATTGGCATTTCACGTCTTAAAGCCATTGTTGCACATGTCCTGCTTGATTTCTACTTTTCCTCCGCAAAATGGGCAGGGCTTTAATTCAATTCTTTGACTCATATCAATTTAGTCCTCCTTAATCTGATAACCGAACGGAACAATACCATCAGCAATACTTTTCCAGTGCTTCAGGACTTCCGGATGAGCATATTCGCCGTCCTGTTCAATTTTTTCTCTGACAGCTTCCTGCAAAGATTTCCATGTATTCGGTGCAATTGTTTTTTCAAATTTGTATGCATACTGCGGATAGAGCATATTATCGTAATCAATCAGCTTCATGCCACATTTATTGGAAGGATAGTTCGTCTGCCTGATAATGTCCCACATGACAAAACCAGCCTGAAAGCCTGTAATTCCACCACTGGGATGATGATTAGCAGCATATACAGCAGCCATCGCACAGGCTGCAACAGCATGGCAAACCGTTCCATAATCATGACAATAGTCATTCATGATATGATTCATGAATTCAGGCAACGTTTCAATTGTCTGCTTTTTTGCCTGTTTAAACCATTCTTTTTCGGGATGCATTTCTTCTGTAACTATTTTCTTTTCATTCATGGCTTTCTCTCCTTTTTTCTCACCAATCAACCGCAGAATCTAACTTTTTCTGCTGCTGACTGATGGTCTGTTGTGTATAAATTCGTGTCGTTGCGATATTAGCATGTCCCATCAAGTCGGCGACAGTAAAAACCTGATACGGAGACCACGGACCAGAAATTTGCTGAATTCTTTGGATGATTTCTTTTTTTTCATTCATTACCAGTTCACCGCCTTGTCAATCTGCCGTTTCTGTTCTTCTCCTGAAAGTCTGGTAT